AGGCGGATCCTATAATGTCATCTTTCTTGACGAGTTCGCTTTCATCCCGAATCACATTGCTGATGACTTCTTTGCCTCTGTTTATCCTACTATTTCTTCTGGACAAAGCACGAAGGTAATTATCGTATCCACGCCACGTGGTATGAATCACTTCTACCGTATGTGGCACGACTCTGAACGTGGAAAGAACGAATATGTACCTACAGATGTCCATTGGTCTGAAGTTCCTGGTAGAGATCAGGTTTGGAAAGAACAAACAATTGCTAACACTTCAGAACAGCAATTCAAAGTTGAGTTTGAATGCGAATTTTTAGGATCGGTCAATACACTGATTAATCCTTCCAAGTTAAGAAATCTTGTGTATGAAGATCCGATCAAAAGAAATGCTGGATTAGATGTTTACCAACACCCAAAGGAAGAAAATAATTATTTGATTACGGTAGACGTTGCTCGTGGTCTTGGAAATGACTACTCTGCATTTATTGTCTTTGATATTACAGAGTTTCCATACAAAGTCGTAGCGAAGTATAGGAACAATGAAATCAAACCAATGCTATTTCCAAGCGTAATACATGGAGTAGCAAAAGCATATAATGGTGCTTGGTTACTGATTGAAGTTAATGACATTGGAGATCAGGTAGCAAATATTCTACATTTTGATCTTGAGTATGACAATGTTTTAATGTGTGCGATGCGTGGTCGTGCCGGACAAATTGTTGGTTCAGGATTCAGCGGCAAAAAATCTCAATTGGGAGTCAGAATGACTGCCGCTGTTAAAAAACTTGGGTGCTCTAACTTAAAGACATTATTGGAAGACGACAAGTTACTCACAGTTGATTATGACATTATATCTGAACTTACAACATTCGCACAGAGACACAATTCATTTGAAGCAGAAGAAGGTTGTAATGATGACCTAGCAATGTGTCTGGTTATTTTTTCTTGGTTAGTTGCTCAAGATTACTTTAAAGAAATGACGGATAACGATGTCCGTAAGAGAATCTATGAAGAGCAAAAAAATCAAATTGAACAGGATATGTCTCCATTCGGTTTTATACAAACTGGTTTAGAGGATGCTGAAAGTTTTGTTGACGTTGATGGTGACAGATGGCATTTAGATGAATATGGTGATAGAGCCTATATGTGGGACTATCTTTGATGGACATAGATGATCAGATAGATCTAGAACACATATTATTTTTTGATAGAAAATGTAGAGTTTGTGGTAAAGTAAAAAATTTAATGGATGACTTTTACTTGACACGTAAAGGTAGAAAAGTCTATTCATCAGCATACTCCTATGAATGTAAGGAATGTACTAAAACACGAATTTTGAATAATCGTAAGTCCAAAAAAGATAATCAATTAAATATCAAATGGGAATATCCCGATTGGTGAGTGTTCACGCACTGTTTCCCCATTTAAAATAACCTTTTTGATAAATATTTCTAGAATAATTTTGGACTCGTAGGGGAATTAAAATGCCACTAAATTTAGCATCTCCTGGTATTGTAGTAAGAGAGGTTGATTTAACAGTTGGTAGGATTGATCCAACTTCTGATGCTGTTGGAGCAATTGTAGCACCTTTCGCAAAAGGTCCTGTAGACGTTCCTGTTTTAGTAGAGAATGAGTCTGACTTACTTCAAAATTTTGGAGAGCCATACTCAACAGATAAGCACTATGAGCACTGGATGGTTGCTTCATCTTATCTTGCTTATGGTGGATCTTTAAGAGTTGTAAGATCTGATGATACAGATTTAAAAAATGGTTTTGCTGGAGCAGCATCAAGCATCAAAATCAAGAGCTTGGATGATTACAACAATCTTGGTTACGATGAAAATACAATCACTGACGTAACAGTCGCAGCAAGAAATCCAGGTTCTTGGTCAAATGGAGTTAAAGTTGCTCTGATTGACGCAAAAGCAGACCAGATTCTTGTTGGCGTTTCAACCAACGCAACAACTTTAAAAAACATTGCCGTTGGATACGGAGTAACTCAAGCAATTTCCTCAATTCTTCCAGGATCGGGAACCACCAGTACTCTTGATGGATACTTGAAGGGTGTTATCACCGAAATCAGTGGGACCAATGCTTATGTAAAGGTTCTCTCTCACGTATCTGCTGCTGGAACAGAGACCACAGTAGATTACCAACCATCAGGTGTTTATGCTTTCGCTTCTTCTGGATCGGTTGCTATTCACACCGCTGGTCAATCAGTTGCTGCTGGATCAACTTCTTACACAGCACAACAAGACTGGTTTGATCAACAGACCATTTCACTTTCCAATAATACAACGATTACTTGGAACAATATTGCTGACAGACCATCAACATCAGCATTTGCGGCAGCAAGAAATTCAAGATTTGATGAAATTCACGTTGTTGTAATTGATGACAAGGGTATAGTCAGTGGAAATGCTGGAACAATTCTTGAGAAGCATCTGAATCTTTCCAAAGCAAAAGATGCCGAGTTCTCTGTTGGATCACCATCCAACTGGAGAAAGTATCTTGCTTCAAACTCACAATATATTTTTGGTGGATCACAACCCGCTGGTATTGTTACCACTGGATTTAGTTCTGGGTTCACTCTTGCTACAGATATTGGATGGGATCAAGAAACAGATTCTATCATCTTCGGTGCTACTGGAGCAAATACGCTGACTCTTGCTGGTGGTAAGAACTACAATGGTGGTACAGATATTACTGCTAGCGGATCACTGACTTCTACGATTGGTAATCTTTCAACTGGATATGATCTCTTCGCTAATAGTGAAGAGTATGAAGTAGATTTCTTCCTTATGGGATCTGCTAACTACGCTAAAGAAAGTGCTCAAGCACTTGCCAATAAACTGATTTCAGTTGCTGAAGAGAGAAAGGATTCTGTCGCATTTATTTCACCATACAGACTAGCATTCCTAAACGACTCAACCGTAGGAAGTGTAACTGTAAACTCTGCAGCAACGATTACTGATAACGTAATCAGTTTCTACGCACCGATCACATCGTCTTCGTACTCGGTATTTGATAGTGGATATAAGTATATGTACGATAAGTTTGCTGATACCTTTAGATATGTTCCTCTAAACGGTGACATTGCTGGTGTTTGTGCCAGAACTGACATCAATAACTTCCCTTGGTTCTCACCAGCGGGAACAACCAGAGGTGCGATTCTAAATGCTGTTAAACTTGCTTATAATCCAAGCAAGACTCAAAGAGATAGACTCTATTCCAATAGAATCAACTCGGTAATCTTTACTCCTGGTTCTGGAATTGTTCTCTTTGGAGATAAGACTGGTCTTGCCAAGTCCTCCGCATTTGACAGAATCAACGTTCGCAGATTGTTCATCTATCTGGAGAATGCTATTTCTGCCGCTGCGAAAGATCAACTGTTTGAATTCAACGATGAAACCACAAGGTCAAACTTTGTGAACATCGTTGATCCATTCCTCCGTGATGTTCAAGCAAAGAGAGGTATTCAAGACTTCAGAGTCATCTGCGATGAAACAAACAATACAGCAGCAATTATAGATAATAATGAGTTTGTTGCTGATATCTTTATCAAACCAGCTAGATCTATCAACTTCATTGGACTCACTTTCGTTGCTACGAGATCTGGTGTCTCATTTGAAGAAATCATCGGAACCGTTTAATTTTAGAGGTATCTAACAATGGCATTAAGAACAATTTCGGATTTTAAAGCTAGACTAAAAGGTGGCGGTGCCAGACCGAATTTATTTGAGGTTCAATTGGCTTTCCCTACGGAAGTTGGTGGTTTAACTGGAGCAAGCAACGATCTGGCAAACTTCCTGGTAAAAACAGCAGCACTTCCAGCATCTAATGTTACTCCAATTGATGTAGCATTCAGAGGAAGAGTTTTAAAAATTGCTGGAGACAGAACATTTGACACTTGGACAGTTACAATTATCAATGATACGGACTTCGCTCTCCGTCACGCATTTGAGAATTGGATGAATAAAATTAATAATGTTGAAACTGCTCAAGGTCTTACCGAACCTGGAACTTATTATGCTGATGCTTTTGTTCATCAACTTGATCGTGATGGTGAAAAATTAAGATCATACAAGTTCCATGATGTTTTCCCAACAAATGTTTCCCAGATTGATCTCTCATATGATACCACTGACACAATTGAAGAGTTCACTGTAGAACTTCAAGTCCAGTGGTGGGAAGCAATTAGAGGAACGGCACCTGGCGCAGGTGGCGATAACATCAACTAATAAATAGATAAGACGGTTTAACTTTATAAAATGGCAAAACTTTTTGGATTTTCTATTGATGATGAGTCTAAAAAACCGGATTCAGTAGTATCCCCCGTCCCCCAATCAAATGAGGACGGGGTTGATTATTATATTCAATCCGGTTTTTATGGTCAATATGTAGATATTGAGGGAGTCTATAGAACAGAATTTGATTTAATTAGAAGATATCGTGAAATGGCACTTCACCCAGAGTGTGATGCTGCCATTGAAGATGTTGTTAATGAAGCCATTGTCAGTGATTTGTATGATTCGCCAGTTGAGATTGAATTAACAAACGTAAATGCCAGTGATAAGTTAAAGCAAAAAATTAGAGACGAATTTAAATATATCAAAGAAGTAATGGACTTTGATAAAAAGTCCCACGAAATTTTTAGAAATTGGTATGTTGATGGAAGACTTTATTATCTGAAGGTCATTGATATTAAAAGACCTCAAGATGGTATTCAAGAGATCAGATATATTGATCCGATGAAGATCAAGTTTGTAAGACAAGAGAAAAAATCCAATAAAGATAATTTAATAACAATACAGAGACCGGAAGATATTAGAAAAGACATTTATCCAGAAATTGATGAGTATTACGTCTATACTCCAAAACCAAATTACCCAACTGGAACTTTTTCTTCGGCAGGAAACACAAAGGGATCAATTAAAATCGCAAAAGATTCTATAACTTATGTAACCTCTGGACTTTTTGATAGAAATAAAGGAACTTGTCTTTCATATCTCCACAAAGCAATTAAGGCACTCAATCAGTTAAGAATGATTGAAGACTCTCTTGTTATTTACAGATTGTCACGTGCTCCAGAACGTCGTATTTTCTATATTGACGTAGGTAATCTTCCAAAAGTAAAGGCAGAACAATACCTCAAAGAGGTTATGTCTCGCTATAGAAATAAACTTGTTTACGATGCGAACACTGGAGAAGTTCGTGATGATCGCAAGTTTATGAGTATGATGGAAGATTTCTGGTTACCTCGCCGTGAAGGTGGTAGAGGAACTGAAATCACCACACTTCCTGGTGGTCAAAATCTTGGAGAACTGACAGACGTTGAATATTTCCAGAAGAAACTTTACAGAGCACTTGGAGTTCCAGAATCAAGAATTGCTTCCGATGGTGGTTTCAATCTGGGAAGATCTTCAGAGATTCTCCGTGATGAACTTAAATTTGCCAAATTTGTTGGTCGTTTAAGAAAGCGTTTTGCCAATATGTTCAGCGATATGTTGAAGACGCAATTGATTCTCAAAAACATTATCACCCCAGAAGATTGGGATAGAATTAATGATCATATTCAGTATGATTTCTTGTATGATAATCAGTTTGCTGAACTTAAAGAATCTGAAATGTTAAATGAGAGACTTGGATTAGTGGCAACAATGGAACCTTATATTGGTAAATATTTTTCAGTTGAGTATCTTCGCAAAAAAGTTCTTCGCCAAACTGATCAAGAAATTATTGATATTGATGCCCAAATTGAAAAAGAAATTGAAGAGGGAATCATTCCAGATCCAAGTGCCGTTGATCCTATTACGGGAGAACCATTACCTCAAGGTGGTGAAATGGGTCCGATGGGTGAAGTTCCACAGGAACCAGATCTTGATAAGCAAGGCGCAGCCACAGACGCTCAACTCCAAAAAGACGTTAAGACTGCCGAAATATAAATAGGCTTGAACTTTTTAAAATATTAAATGGAAGATCTTATTGACTTGATTGCTACTGATACTTCCGCAGCAGAGGTATCAGATCAAATTAAAAATATTCTCTATACCAAAGCAGCAGAAAGAGTTGATGCTTTTAGACCTTATGTTGCCACGACCATTTTTGGTGAGCAAGAAGAAGAGTCTTCGGATGAGGAATCTTCGGATGAAGGAGAGGAATAACTAAATAACTAATATAAACTTTGAATAAATATGTCTGCTTTTAAAATAGTACAAAAGATTGCTAAAGTTAGTGGAACTTCCACTAGTGATCCAATATCTCTCCAATCTGGATATTTGAGAATTATTCCAGAAGCAGATGCCTATGTTGAAATTGGATATACTCCAACTATTAGCACTTCCACGAGTTTGTGGTTAAAAGCGGGTGAGATTGCTGTAATAAAAGAACCAGTAAGATCACAACCAGTAGTTGGGGTATCCACGGGGACTACTACTACAATTAGTTTACCCGGTGGAACTGGTTCTTGCGTTAGTGTTGGTGACTATGTTGCTCTGACTGGTATTCAACCAGCAGGAATCAATACAACATTTGCCCAAGTTTCAAGCGTTCTAAATACTGATCCAAGAAATGGATATCAGTCAGATAGAATTGTTTTAAACTGGAATACATCATCAATTACTGGTGTTATTACAGCAACAAGTAGTGCTGAAATAAGAAAAGCAGTCAAAGTCGCCACAAATTCAAGTGGTGTTACTCATATTACCGAAGTTCAAATTACAAATTCCCTCTAATGAAACTCATCACAGAAGAAATTCAAAAAGTAGAATTTATCATAGAAGGCAAAGGATCTGCCAAAAAAATGTATATTGAAGGTGTTTTTCTTCAAGGAAACATCTGCAATAGAAATGGCAGAATGTATCCTATGGAAACTCTTTCACGTGAAGTAAAAAGATATGATGAGAGTTTCATTCAAAAGGGTCGTGCTTTAGGTGAACTTGGACACCCCGATGGTCCAACCGTAAACCTTGATCGTGTTTCTCATAAAATTGTTTCACTCACTCAAGAGGGAAATAATTTTAAAGGTAAAGCACAACTCCTTGAAACTCCTATGGGTAAGATTGCCAAGTCACTAATCGGTGAGGGCGTTACTCTTGGTGTTTCTTCTCGTGGTGTTGGTTCACTCAAAATGACTAATGAAGGTCATAAAATTGTTGGCGAAGATTTCATGCTTGCAACTGCTGCTGATATCGTTGCCGATCCTTCTGCTCCTGATGCATTTGTTCAGGGAATTATGGAAGGTAAAGAGTGGGTTTGGGAAGGTGGAATTCTTCGTGAAAAACTTGCAGAACAAAC